ACAGATTGACGACACCTTCGGAGATCGAGATCGAACTTCTGATGGTTGGATCGGCGATACTCGACACAGCGCGCGCCCTTCAGATCACAATCCTGATGCTAACGGCTGGGTTCGTGCCATCGATGTCGATCGAGATCTTTCAGGCAAGGCTAAACCTGACCTCATGCCAGATCTTGCGGATCAGATTCGTGTCTTTGCAAAGTCTGATAAGTCAAAGCGCATCTCATACATCATCTTTGACGGCAAAATTGCCAGTTCAAAGCTTGCTTGGAAGTGGCGTAAATACACAGGGATCAACAAACACACGCAACACTGCCATATCTCGTTTACGAAAGCGGCTGACCTTAATGGTGAGTTTCTTCAAATACCTATGATCGGGGGATCACAATGAAAGATCTACAAAACGCGTTAGGCTCATGGGGCAGAGCATTCTTAGTTGCAGTAATCTCAATGTATGCAGCTGGAGTCACAGAACCTAAGGCCTTGATTGCTGCTGGTCTTGCTTCGATCATTCCACCAGTATTGCGATACTTGGATCCCAAAGATGAACTTGGAAGAAAATGACACAAACAGACTTCTTTCAACTCTATATTGCCACTCTTGTGACGATCGGTGGATTAGCTGGTTATGTGATCACACACTTACTCAGCGAAATTAAGCGACTAAACTCGCGTGTCGATGAGATTTACAACATACTTCTAGAGCGGTAAAATAAAGCATGGCCGCGCGCAAAGCAAAAGCATTAGAGGATCAGGGCTATACGCCCTTAGAAGCGTATTGCATTGGTCTTAATGAGTATTACAAGGCTTTGCGCAAGGCTGGCTTTGCCACAGACATTTGCATGTCATTGCTGATGGATCCTTACTCTTATCCTGACTGGATTTTGCCCAAGCGCATTAACGATAATCCCAGCAGAATGCCGGACTTTTATCCCGACGATGACGAGGATTAATGAAAAGAACCATCGTAGTTCCAGACTTACAAGTCCCATATCACGATGAAGTAGCAGTCAAAAATGTTTCGAGTTTTATTAAGGCGATTCGCCCCGATGCTGTCGTTACTCTTGGAGATGAGATCGATCTCCCACAGATCAGCCGATGGACAGAAAACAAGCCAGGCTGGTACGAACAAACCTTAGCTGCGGATCGCGACATGACAGTTGATGTCTTATGGGAATTGACGCAGCATGCTAAAGAAGCCCACATGATTAGGTCAAACCATACTGATCGACTTTACAATGTAATCATGAACAAGATCCCAGCATTCTTGTCATTACCAGAACTTCGCTTTGAAAAGTTTATGAAGCTTGATGAACTGGGAATCTCTTATCATAAGAAACCATTTGCTATTGCTAAAGGTTATGTTGCAGTTCATGGAGATGAACAGGCCATCAAACCTACGCCTGGCCTTACAGCCCTAGAAGCGGCTCGTAGGCATGGGCTAAGCGTAATCTGTGGTCACACTCACCGCGCTGGTCAATCGGCCTTCACAGAGGCTTCTGGGGGCAAATTAGGGCGTATTCTGCGTGGCTTTGAAGGTGGACATCTTATGGACATTCGTAAAGCGCATTACACTAAAGGCACAATGAACTGGCAACAGGCATTCTTGATCCTAGAAGAAGATGCTAAGGGTGTCCAGGTGTCGATCATTCACATCGAGAAGGACGGAACCTTTGCCGTTAACGGTCGCAGGTATGGACGATCTCGATAATCCGCTTAGGCGCGACATCGATAACCACATGGACGATGCAGAATTGTTACCATTTCGTTATCAAAAGGTGCTTGCTTAGTCCTAGGTAACCTGTACCTTAAGCCTTATCAGTCAATCGTTGACATGATGGAAAGGGCTAAAATGAACTTAGATGTGTATTTAACGCTAGTTATGGTTGCATTCTTAGTTGTTGGAATTGCAGCTGGATATGCTCATGGCTTTAAGCAAGGCAAAGAAGAAGGTTACGCTCTCGGCCGTTCGGTCGCTCGACACACATTCTGGTCAGAGTGAAGGCCAAGGATATTCTCGATGAAGCTAAGCAGCTGCTCACCGACCGAGGTGACGAATACGGCGACTCAACTCTTAATCACATTCGAATCGCAAGACTCTGGAGTGTGTATCTTGACAAAAACATTGAGCCACACGAAGTCGCAATCTGCCTTATCCTCACCAAGATCTCGAGAACTCAAACTACGAAAGACCACCCAGACAGTTACGCAGACATCTGTGCGTACTCTGCAATCGCTGGCCAGATTACATCAACTGATTGGAACGACCTTGACAGTTACTAAGGCAAAGTCCGGTACTTGGTGTGATTACTGTCAGATGAAGTGGGGTCGCGATCACCCTAATGGCAAGGGGAAAACCTTTGCAGTGTGGACTGTGGTTAGTCAGCATGCTAAGTCTAAAGGGATCAACCGACATTATTGCCAGCCTTGTGCTGTCTGGGTGTCAATCTGGCCAGATGGATCTCACTGGCCTCTAACCGAGCAAGCCGACTTTCTAGTAAAGCAAGAGGAGATTGATCATGGCGTTTAACCTGGCAGATTATGAAACAGTCGAGAGCCGACTTGAAAAGTTTTGGAAGGAGTTTCCCGATGGACGGGTATCAACTGAATTGGAAGTTTGTGAAGCTCATAGATATGTTGTTAAAGCCTATCTCTACCGCACTTATCTCGACCAAGTCGCTTACTCGACTGGGTTTGCTGAAGAGAAGGATTCTGATCGCGGCGTTAATGCCACTAGTGCTCTTGAAAACTGCGAGACTAGCGCGATCGGCAGAGCACTTGCGAATGCAGGTTTTGCTACTAAGGGCAGACGCCCTTCCCGAGAAGAAATGGTCAAAGTATCAGTGGCAGGACGAAGCGGAAGCGCGCAACCTGAAAAACCAATCCTCAAAGAAAAATATCCAGAACCAGTAAAAGATACTTGGACTATTGAAAACCCTAAAGATGTCCAAGAAGTCGTACAAGTCGAGGGTGCGCCATCTCTGATCGAAGCGATCAATTTGCTAACAGATGAATTGAATGCGAAAGAAGTACCGCAAGCACCTAAGTGCCAGCATGACTTCATGATTCATAAGACAGGCGTATCAAGTAAGACAGGCAAGCCTTATGAAGGCTATACCTGTTCGCATAAGAATCGGGCAGAACAATGCCCACCGATCTGGTTGTAACTAATGGCTTCCCAGCATCGTAAACATAGGGGTTACCGCACTCAGAAGTGCGTCGCTGAGTACCTAAAAAAGTGGTTCCCTTATGCAGACAGTGCTGGGGCAGGTAGGCAAGGCAGTGATGTTACAGGTGTTCCGTTCGACATCGAAGTGAAAGCAAGATCTGCCTTTCAACCGAAGGAGTGGCTGGATCAGACCCGTAAACGCTCAGATGGGAAGCTGAGTGTTGTGGTTATGAGATTCAATGGACAGGGAGAAGATGCAGCGGAATATGGTGCAATGCTTCGATTCTCAGATCTGGTTCAGCTACTCAATAAAGTCGATTATTCAGAATGGTTTCAAGAGCCAAGCCGATGCAAAGGCTGTGGCACCTGGTTAATTAATGCCGATTACTGCACTAAATGTAAGGAACACAATGCCACTTTATGATTATGAATGCATAATATGCGGACAAACACAAGAGTTAGAACACTCAATGAGCGCAGCTGCTAACCCGGTGCTGCATTGTTCAACTCCCATGATTCGGGTATTCACAGCCACACCAGCAATCTTTAAAGGTACTGGCTGGGGAAAGGATAAGAAATGAAAACAGTATTACAAGATCTTAGAGAAGTATTAGCAGCTGAGGTTACACGCCATTATCTGCCTATCTGTGTTTGTGCCAGGTGTGGCAACGAAGCAGAAGGCGCATTGATCAATCGCATCATCGAGTTCATTAGAACAGGAGAACCTAACTAATGCCACAGCATTACAACATGGTTGGATCAAGCACTGCTTACTTCAGCTGCTGTCAAGAAGTGCAGTTCGAATATCAATGTCGTTACTGTCATGAGCCAATGGGTTGTTATTATTGTTCATTCAACCCAGATGAAAAACACGATTGCATGCAGGATTAGACACGCCCAAGATCATGCGTAAATCATCGATGGATTTGACAGGCGCGGTACGCTATAACTCGCTAGCGAGCGCCTGTGGGCGATTGCTCGCGACCGCGTGTTTAGCTGTTGGGGCAGGTCTATTCATATATGAATCAGCACCCACAGAAGCAGTAG